ATCCCTATACTGCAACGACATTCGAAGGAGTCAATGTAAGACAATTCGAGTTTGCATTCAAACTTGTACCTACATCACCTGCAGAATCAGTAACAGCTCATGATATAGAAAATGCGTTTAGAAAGTATATGTATCCAAAGGATATAGGTGCAGGATCGTTAGAGTATCCACCTACGTTTCGTATCAAATTCATGGCTGGTGGTCATCTCAATAAATATATGCCAAGAATCATAGATACATACCTTACTGGAATGACTGCAAGCTATAATGCGACAGGTAATTCCTTTCATGCAAACGACGGTAGGCTAGGAGCTGCACCAGTAGAAATAGATCTTACGTTATCATTCCAAGAGGTACGGGCAATTACAAGAGATGATCTATATGGATCAGGTCTTAACTATATAGAAGGATACGAAACAGCCGGTCATGTTGTTGGCGAGTCTCCAGATAGCCTTAATCAGAATAAAGAAGTAAACGTATCTAATATAGTGGGAGGATAATATGAGTTACTTTAGACAGTTTCCTAAGCTACCTTATGATTTCGATCGTAATGGTATTCAACAGACAGTAGTCGATATCTATAGAAGTGCAAGACCACTCAAAGCATTCCTTGATGATCTTAATGCGTATAGCTTCTATGATATAAAGAATGGCGAACGACCTGATATCGTATCGCAACGCTTATATGGTACTACTCAGTTCTATTGGACGTTCTTCGTTATTAACGATTTCCTTCATGACGGACTTGCTGCATGGCCGATGAGTCAAGAAAAGCTTCAAGCGTATATGAAACAAGAATATGAGGGTGTAGTCATTACAACGAATCCCTATGTAGATGAGACAGGAGATCCTGGAGTGATATCATCCTATCCTAATAGCTTAGCAGGACGATTTCAGTTAGGAGAAACAGTAACAGGAACAACGTCAGGTGCAACAGGTATTGTAGTAAAGAAGAATCTCGATATGAATCAGTTAGTCTTGCAATCTGTTGTAGGATCATTCATAGGAAATTCAGCCCCAGGACCATCTAATGCGACAGAATCTATAACCGGATCTCTTTCAGACGATAGCGTTAATACATATGATGTCTATAAGTATATCGATGCACCCCATAACTACTATAGAACAGATGATCCAGATAAAAGGTTGCAATCAAACGGAATATTTATTACTGGTGGAGAGCCGAGTGGAGAACTTTCCTTTCATACTCATAGGAATCATCTCTTTACGAGTAACGAAGCAAGATCATCGATGAGAGTAATAGATCCAAAGTATATAACAGACTTTGTAGAAAAATATGAGGCAATAATAAACAATGTCTAACTATAATAGTAAACTTGCTAATGGATCAGAAGCTATATCACCATCATCTTATGAGTTACAAGAAGCAGTACTTACTTGTAGTAATGGAATAGAGTATAATATAGTAGATCTTATAGCATCTCTCTCTATAGAAGAGTCTCTATATAGTGGTAGTTTGCAAGGTGAGGTATCTATATTAGATGCTGCCCAACTGCTTGAAAAAGTGAAATGTGTGAGTGGGGAGGGACTACACCTAGTACTGAAGAGACGACTCCAAGATGGTCAACAGGACAAATACTCGCACAAATTCAGGATCGCAGAGATACATAGTTACGCTAAACTCAGTCCAGGTACAGCGACGTATGTATTCAGAGTAGTCTCAGAGCATGCCTATATCAGTCAGTCTAAGACGATATCTAAGCCGTTTAGTGATGTAACAGGTAAGCTTATAAAGAATATCTGTATAGATGAGTTGTCTATAGATGAGAAGAATCTATCTATTAATACAGAGACGAAACAGACTATAGTAGGTGTATATCCACGTATGAGACCTATGTACCTTATTAATTGGTTAGCAAGGAGATCCTATGATAATGGTACGCCGTTCTTCTTCTATGAGACTCTTGGTGATGGTATACATTTTAATTCGTTTGAGAACATTATTAATAAGGAATCCTATAGAGAGTATAAGTACGCTCCTAATATTAATACTATAGTTGGTAGTGAAGAGAACAATAAGTTACTTGCTCGGAAGATATTAACGTTATCATCTGAATTCAATATGAGTCAGTATATGAACCTAGGTGCTGGAGCTTATTCATCTACATTACATACTATAGATATTGCTACTAAGTCGTACGATACACAGACGTACTCATACAGTGAATCTAAGCTACGCCTTAATGCCAATGGGGTATTACCTAAAGGGAGTCAGGTACAAGAGAGACCCTTAGATGAACATAGGGATTCGACTAACTTTTATATCAGTCTCAACTCCCAGGCCGTATCAGGGGGGTCTAGTTACCAGGCCCCAGCGAACTCAGATATACTCGCAGCGAATGCTTATATACAGAATATGGATTCTCTCGAGTTAAACGTTGAGATATACGGAGACTTTAATCTCTCTGTTGGTATGACTATAGATATAAACATAGTTAAATCAGTTGATGCTGGAGATACTAAGAGAGGTAAAGATTTGTTCTTATCTGGTAAGTATATAGTATCTTCTATAGTACATGACTTTAAAGACGAGTATCGTATGAAGTTACTCTTAAAGAAAGATTCCTTTATAGAGTCATTAGATAATATACAAGAAAGAGACTAATTTTATGCTGTCAGAAAAAGTTATAAAACATATTGATATAAAAAATTTTTCCGCCGAAAAACAGTGGCTGAAAGGGAGCGCTAAATAATGAATAGAATGGATCAGTTTATAGGTGGTGGATTTACATGGTTTACCGGTGTAGTGGAAGATCGATTCGATCCTTTAGAAATGAACAGAGTAAAAGTCAGATGTTTTGGTTTCCATACAGAGAATAAAGGTACTATAGATGTTGACCATCTACCATGGGCTACTGTTATGTTACCAACAACTTCCTCTGGTACTTCTGGTATAGGAGATACGCCTCACGGTTTAATGGAAGGTTCATGGGTAGTCGGTTTCTTTAGAGATGGTGTATCAGCTCAAGATCCTATTATCATGGGTACAATCGCTTCTCAAAATTCTCCTCGGTCCAAGTCATTAGGCTTTACGGGAGATCATTATCCTTTATCAGAATATCAGAATGAATCAGATATAAACTTTGCAGGTCGCCAGGATAAGTATTCCGCTTCTAGCCAATATGATACTCGTGTCCAAGGCTCCTCTCCTTCCGATATTCAGGTTGCGGTTCCTGCTAAAATTCCTTCTGTATCCGAGGATAAGGCTGACGCTTATTATGCTGAGACTCCATGGAAAGAATTACCTCCTATGAATGGTCATATACCTGATTATCCATATAATAAAGTTAATCAGTCAGAAGCAGGTCATATAACAGAAATTGACGATACTCCAGGTAATGAACGTACTCATCGTATGCATACATCTGGTTCTTATGAAGAGATCTATACTGACGGAACTCGCCAGGTTAAAATAGTCGGTGATGACTATGAAGTTGTATTCAATAATAAGAATATCCATATTAAAGGTAATTGTTCTATGACTGTCGATGGCGATTTAAGACAGATGGTCTATGGTAACTATCATCTTCAGGTCGAGAAAGATATGACTATGAATATCAAAGGTTCTTTACAACAGAAGATTGGTGGTAATCATGAGGCTGAAGTCGTCCGTAGCCGATCTATTAATATTGGTGTAGATGATAACCTAAGTGTTATGAATAACTCTACTACTAATATTATAAACGATAAGCTCTTAACTGTTGGTAATGATTTTACTTCTGCTATTACAAATAATATGGCAACAACTGTTTTGAATAATATGAGTGTTATGAACGCTGGTACGTTTAGTCATACATCCTTAGGTGATTATACATTAAGCGTTAATACAAATCAGACAATTGGTGTTGTTGGTACTCTTGCAGAAACAATTGATGGCGCAGTAACAGAGACATACGGTGCTGCTCTTAATTCAAATGTTACTGGTGCTGTTACTGAAACATATAGCAGTACTCAAAATACAACAGCCAGTGGTAATGTTACGATCGTTGGTTCAACAATTGATCTTAACCCATAGGATATAATATGCCAGGAATAGTTAGGAAAGGAGATTCACACGTAGGACATGCAAGTCCTACACCAAGTCCGTTTCATAAGACGACTTATGCTTCTGGTTCTTCTAACGTAAAGGTTAATAGTAAAGATGTTATAAGAGAAGGAGATTCTACCGGATGTGGAGATCCTGCTGTTGGTAAGAGTAGTAACGTAAAAGTAAATGGTATTGGTGTTCATCGATTAGGTGATCGAACTGGTGGCCATGGTAGTTGGGTTGCTATTACCGCAGCTACTTCTTCCACTAATGTATTTGCTAATGGCGGTGGTGGAAGTCAAGGAACTCCTGCTACTCCAGAAGATGGTATTGTGAGTAAAGGTAGTTGTACATATTTTGATTGGAATAGTAATACATGTTTAGACCAATCTACTGATCCAAATGGAGATTATTATGTTAGTCCATAAGAGGAGATATAAATGAGTTGTGGTAATAATAAAGCCTTAGATGATTTAAAGGCTAAACAAGCAGAATTAGATGAGCTCTTAGCTGGTGGTAAAGATCAGCTAGCTGCTATGCAATCTAAATTGACTGCCATGAAAGCTGACTTAGATACATTTAAACCTACTCTTCCAGCTGTTGAAAGTCTTCAAGATAAGATAAACGATTTATCTGGTACTACTAATCCTATTGATGTGACGAGTAAGATAGCCGAACTTAAATCAAAGTTTGGATCTGCTCTTCCTGACCTAGATAGTATATTAGGTAACCTTGGATTAGATGAAACTAGTTTAGTCGCTAAATTAGGTCTACCCGCTGGGACTACTTCTGATTCTTTAATAACTTCAGCTAAATCTGATATATGTTCATTGGTTCCTAATATGGAACTTAAAGATGATGGTACAGTAAAAGAAGAACCAAGTGAACCTAAAGTACCTGAAGAACCTCCTGTTGCTCCTGAACCTACTCCAGTAATAGTTAAAGACTTAGAAGAATTAAATAGAACATTGTTATCTACATCTATGAGAAATAGCATTAGGTATATTGCATCATCAAGTAAAGCTGGAAGTATCTTTAGTGGATTTGGATCAAAGAAAAAGAATCAACTTTTTTATAATAGTACATGGGAAGAACTTTTTGTTGAAGCAATAGAATCTGCGGGTGGAGACTATAACACGTATAAGAAACATAGTAGAACAAAAGAAGAACTAAGGCTTGCTCAAAAAACTCTGAGTTCTAAATATCCAGATGCTACATGGGATTTTATAAAGGAAGGCCAGATATTGAAGGAAACTTATAATCTTGTTAAAGCAAATAATTCTAAATTTAGTGAGGCATTAGATTTTACAACAGCATGTAATGAATATCTTATAAGACGAAAAGCTAGTCTAGCAACTAAAGAGGTATAAATAGTTATATGTCTACTACAAATTTATCAGATAAATCCAGTCAGATACTTGAACCAAGCGGAGTTCTTGGCGATCTTAAGCGAGTACAGTCTGCATCGCGACTTAAGCCTTGGACTGATCTTGATCTTAACTTAACTCTTCATCCAATACGTAATGATATTATACCACTAAAAGATGATAGAGCTATTAAATACGCAGTACGCAATTTACTCTTAACTAATTTTTATGAGAAACCATTTGCTCTTGGACTTGGAGCTAATATGAGAGCTCTTCTCTTTGAACCAGCAGATGAAATTACAAAACAAGCTTTAAGAGAAAATATAGCAAGAGCAATAGTAGATGGCGAACAACGAGTAGAACTTATATTTATTAATATTGTAGATGAAGTAGACAATAATTCATATAGAGTTCTAGTTAAATTTAGAATTAAAGAATACGATACTCAAGAAACTGTAGAGATCGTTTTAAAACGCTTAAGGTAATAAGATATGGCAACTAATTTAAATGTAACCGAACTTGATTTTGACCAGATTAAAAAGAATCTCAAGAACTATTTAAAGACGCAATCAAGTTTTAATAGTTATGATTTTGAAGGATCTGGTCTATCATCGCTTTTAGATGTGCTTGCTTATAATACACATTATAATGCTATGACCGCTCACTTTGCTTTAAACGAAGCATTCTTGGATTCAGCTCAGATACGTGGTAACATTGTTACTCGTGCTAAGCTCTTAGGTTACATACCCCGTTCAGTTCTAGCACCTCGAGCTACTATTACAATTACAGTAGACGTCTCTGCTGAGTCTGGTGTTATTCCATCTACACTAACTCTTCCTCGTGGTGCTAAGCTGACTACTCTAGTTGATGGAAGAAACTATAGATATGTAGTCCTTAATGAACAATCTGCTGTTATTTCTGGAGATGGTAATACATTTACTTTTGATAATGTTATTATTGTAGAGGGTACTCGTAAAAAGCTTTTATATAGAGTTGATAATGATATTGAAAATCAGAAGTATCAAATATCAGATGACGATGCTGATACGTCAACCCTTAGAGTTCTTATTCAAGCAAACGAGCAATCTACATCTTATGATAACTATACACAGTTTGAATCTTTACTTAATGTTGATTCATCAAGCAGAGTATTTTATTTACAAGAAAATTCAAATGAATACTTTGAAGTATATTTTGGAGATGGAGTAACAGGTAAGAAACCTCTTAACAATAATATCGTAACTCTAGATTATATCTTTACAAATGGTGAAGATTCGAATGGTGCAAATCTATTTAGTATGGTGGATAACATTGGTGGATACTCAAATGTTACAATTAATACTTTAGCTAAATCTCAAGGTGGTACTGAAAAAGAAACAAATGAATCTATAAGATTTAACGCACCCTTAACATTTACTTCGCAGAATAGAGCTGTAACATCAGACGATTACAGAGCAATTATCAAGAAAGAGTTTACAAATATTAATTCTATCTCTACATGGGGTGGTGAAGATAATAATCCACCAGATTATGGAGCTGTTTATATTTCAATTAAACCAT